GAACGCCAGCCCGATCATCTGCGCCAGCTCATGCGCCACAATCCGCTGCCGCTCGAACGCCTGTCTTGTCCGGGCGGCGCTGGCCTGGATCACAAGCGCCGCCTCGGCAATGGTTACGTCCCAGAAGGCGGCGGGGTCTTGCCCCGCTTCGATCCAGTTCCGCCACCATTCGCCGATGATGTCGCCGCCGTCGCGCGGCGCGGCGCGTTTCCCTCAGCACTCCCCGGCTTCTTGCCGGTCAGGTCTTCCAGGCAGATGGCCAGCACCTGGCCAACCATTTCCAGGGCGCGGGCGATGCCGATCTTTTCCATCAGTTCCATCGCATCCGCTTCGGTTGCGTCTGTCTGCAGCGCGGCCCAGAACAACCGCCCCGCCCGCCGCATGTCCGACGCATCCCTTTGAACGGCCGCGATGGCCGCGCCGATGGTTTCCCCGCTGCGGTCCTGATACCGCACCATCGCCCCCATCGACAGGCGCAGGCTGTAAGCCTTGCCCTCGTGATCAAACGAAACCGATCTCACGCCCCGGCACCCTTGGTCCAGATGACCGCCCCGGTGATGCGGATCACCACCGACATGCCGATCAGCGCGCCGACATCATCCGCCTGCAGGGATGGCGTCGGATAGCCCTGGAATTCGAACAGATCACCGGTTGTCTGGCCCGGTGACAGCGGCATCGTGACCCGGTAATAGGCCGGCGTGTTCGATGCCTGATCTGCCAGCTGCTGTTCATAACCCAGCGGCGTGTACCCGGCATTGACGGTGATTTCGCCTGCGTCTTTCAGGCCCTTCACATACTCCCGGAACCCGCCGACCGAATCCAGGCTTGTCGCATCCTGGTACTCCGTCGACACCTGCGGTACCGGCAGCCCCTTGCATTCCGGGATGCGGGTAAAGCTGTTCGCAGCACCGGTGAGCGACCGCTCGACCTTGCCGCCCCAGGCGATTGTCTGTTTCGTCATTGGCTTTCTCCTCAGCCGAAGTGATAGTTGATGATGAAGTCCATCGTGACGCGGTGAATTTCCGTCACGCCGTCGTCGTCGGGCAGATCGCGCGCACCCGCACCCGCCAGAAATGCCCCTGTGATCACGCCGCCCTGCCAGGCATCCAGCGCGGTCCTGACCGCCCGCGACAGCACCTTGGCCTCACGATAGGTTTCGCCCCAGCAATCCACCTGCACCCGCGCCCGCGACAGCCCCGGCCCGTCCAGGCTGTGATCAACCGGGCCGTCCGTCACTACCGTCAGCGTAATGCAGGGCAAGGCCTGTCCCTGCGGGGCCAGCCCCCAGTCGATCCGCGCGGCCACCCGGGCCGAAATGGCCGGAACAGCGCCCAGCATCGCGCGCAGCGCCTCTTCCATGCTCAGCGCCCCTTCCGCTTGACCGCGTTTTCAATCTGCAGCCGCAATTCATCCGCCAACCGCAGCAGCATCGCCCGGCTGTCCTGATCCCAGGCGGGCCGCAGGAACGGGCGCGGCCGGGAATGCTTCGTGCCGAACTCCACCAGATGCCCGTGCCGCCCGCCCTGACCCAGCCCATAGGACGTGCCCAGATAGACCGCCGTGATCCCGGCCTCCTTTGTCCGGCCCTTCAGCTTGTCGCTGACCGTGATCGACCGGCGCAGATTGCCGGTGCGCACCGGCACCAGGGCTCGGGTCAGATCGGCGGTCGGTTCCACCGCCTTGATCATGGCGCGCGTCAGCGCCCCCTCTTCCCGCCGCACCGAATCCAGGCGCTCCAGCATCGCCGCCAGCTCCTTGAACCCGGCAACGTTGAATTCCATCGTCATCGGTCGGCCCGCGCCGCCGCCGTGATCTCCACGCCCTCGTGCCGTCCGATCTCTTTGACACCGGTGATGTCATATTCCCGGCCTTCGCAGATCAGCCGGTCCTTTGGCGTGATCGCCCCGGTCAGGTCTGACCAGCGCACCAGAAACCGCGCGGTGATGCGGGCTGCCACCTGTGCCGCCGCAACCTGTTCCCGGTCCGACACGAACCGGCGTTCCGCCCAGACCGGCGGCCCGTGATCGGCCCAGGACTCAACCGTGGCAAAACCGTCATCGCTGGGGGTGAACCGGCGGAACTGCACCCGCCGGTCAAGCTTGCCCGCCTCCATCAGCTGCGCAGCAGCAGGGCGATCTGATAGGTGGCCGCAGCCCCGGCAGAGTTGGAAATCCGCAGAATATCCGCCGTGCCTGCGACAATCGCCCCGAACCCGCCCACCGCATCGCAGCCGAAGAACAGGAAACCGCCCGGACGGATCGGGCCGAAGGTCGGGGTCGTGCCGCCCATGAAGGTGGTGATCGGGCTGGTGCCGCCGCCCACGGTCAGGTTGGTGGTGTTCGGCGGCGCACTGGCCAGCTTCGGCGCATTGATGATCAGCGCCCCCACCAGCGTCGCGGCCGCGATATTCACCCCATAGACCGTCTGCAGCGCCGTGCCGTTCAGGTCCAGATCATCATTCGCCGCCGATGCCAGGGTGCGTTCATCGACAAACAGCAGGTTCGCCTGCCCCGGACCGCCACCCATAGAAAACTGCAGCACATCCTGCACAACGGCGCTGAAATTCGGCCCCCCGTAATCATGGGCCCCCAGCTGCGTGGCCTCGAAAATGGCCGAAAGCTTGGCAGATACCGTCATGATCGTCTCCTTGATGATAGGGTGCACCCCGCATCAGCCGGTCACGGGCTGGCAGGGTCTGTCAGAAATCTGTGGCAGATGCTCCCGGCCTTGGCCGGGCGGGTTCAGAAAGGTCGGCTGTTCGGCTGCCTGACGACCGAAGATTTCGCCACGGGCAGCACCAGCGGACGCGGTCCGAACGGTCCCTTCGCCCGATAACCCTCGATCAGGATCACCTGCATCGGCGGCGGCAGAAACCATTTCAGCAACTTCAGCATGGCGTTCTCCACCGGCTCACAGACACGGCGAGTTGCCCCGCCGCCCGTCGTCAGACGATCTCAGATGTCTGGCAGGGTCTGTCAGATGCCTGTGGCAGGCACCCTGGGCACCGGCCCGGCGGGGTCATCCATGCGCGGACCGATCCAGCGCCCCGGCTTGCATCAGAACAGCCCGCGATCAGACCGCGAGGCCGCAAGCAGATGCTTGAACACCGGCGAAAGCTCTCCGTCGCCTGTTGGCATGCGGCGGTCGTACATTTGGGCAACCATCGTGCGCGCCAAATGCCGGATTGTCTCAGGCACCGCCGCAGCCGCGCCATAACCGGCCACAAAATCCACCCAGAATGCAGAGGCCCGATCCGCTACGGCGGGCCAACTCGCACCGGCCACCAGTTCGATCACGTTGGAAACAAGCCGATACTGCGCGCCGGCGAATGTCTGCTCAATACCTGCAGGGTCGACATAGCGAATCTGCACGACTGTCTGCACAGGCCCAAGCGGCAACTTGAAATCACCATCCGGGGCGGTTGCCAGTGTGACCCTCCAGGTCTGCGTCACCAAAGCCTCGCCCAGAACACCGTCACGGGCATCCAGATAAGCGGTAGCGGCGGCAATGTAGTCGGAAATCAGCCCGTCTTCCGCATCGTTGTCGACGCGGCATTGATCCTTGGCCTCACTTAGCGACAGCAACAGCGTGGCGGGCGCAACGATGCGTTCCAGTTTCATGGCCGTCTCCTTGCCGGAATGGTGAAGGGGGCGGTTTTGCCGCCCCCTCTGACAATTCTGATCAGGACGTGGCGACCCGCAGCAGCTTGATTGCCGCCGAATCCAGAACCCGGCCACCGACGCGCTTTGCCATCGGGAACCGCACCCAGCCCGTTTTCGTGATTTCGTCGCGCACCATCCACAGTCCGGGAATGTCGGCGATCAGATAGCCCCGCGAAAAGTCGCCGCAGGCAATCGGAAAAGCGCCCGCGCCCACGTTCGGCATGTCCTCGGCAACCACAATGCGCTTGCCCAGCATGGTGTCGGGGTCACCTTCGCGCACGGCCGGCGTCAGCAGATATTGCCCGGTCGTGTCTTTCACCTTGGCATGGGCCGCCAGAACAAGACTGTTCATCACCCACGAAGCATTCTGGCGATAACCGGCTTTCAGCCCGTACAGCATGTCTTTCAGGTTGTCCCAGGGGTTTGCCGACAATGCGCTGGCCGCACCGGTGAAAAAGTACTGCAGCACGCCGAACGCCCGCGCGGCATCGCCCGTGACAACCGGCGTGCCGGTCAGAAAGCCGGTCGGCTGGTTGGTCCCAGATCCCGAGATGAACGCGATGCCTTCCGCGATTGCGAAGCGCTCCCCCCCATCCCGCACCAGTTCTGCTTCGACATCGAAAAACAGGTCGTTGATCGAATGCCGGGTTGCTTCCGGCACAGCCGACAGTTCGCCGAAGGTAGGCGCAACATCGCCATAATCGGAAGTGGCCGTTGCCAGCGTCCGCGCGCTGACTTCGCCCACCCATTCCGCTGCCAGACCGCCGCGATTGACGACCTGGTGGTAGTCGGTCGTCCCGGTGGTCACGACACGCGCAATCGACCGGATCGGCGACACGTCAAGGATCATCTTGTAGACCTGATCTGCGATTTCCTTGGGCAGCGCAAAACCGCCCGACGCACCGACCGTCGTCCGCACGTCGGCGGCCTTCTGCTGCAGGTCGTACAGCCGGTCCATAGCCCCGCCGTTGCTGCCCTTGCGCATGAAGTCGATGAAGGCCGCCTTGTGCTCTTCAGCGGCTTTCTGCGTTGCCGCAGTCGATCCGGGGCGGTTGCCCTTCGTCTCGATCTCGGCCAGGCGGTTTTCCAGCGCCTTCAGCGCCAGATCGGCGTCCTGCTTCGCCTTCAGCGTTGCCGCCAGGTCGGCTTCCATGCGGGCGATCTTCTGCTCGGTCAGAACATCGGCCTGCTTCACGCCTTCCACTTCGGCGCGAATGGCCGCAATGGTCTTGTTGCCCTCCTCGATGAGGGGCTTCAGATCGTCAAATGCCATGGGAAAACTCCTCTAATGGCGATTACAGGGATGTGCGAAGCCTCAGCAGGCTTGCGACTTCTTCCGCGCCATCATCGCCAGCGTCCCGCATGGCCTTGATGCCGTTGTAGCCCCCGCCCATCAGGGCAAGAGCTACGGAACGGGAAAGCCCAGCGTCCCGC